CATAAATAGGGCTAGATACAAAGAAAGATTAGACCCGGGTAACATATCAATAAGTTTATCAGGTTCATTAAGAACCATTACACTAATAGATGATAGTGGTGGAACTGATGAAAATGTAACTACATCTGGTAGAGTTTACAATTTAGTATCGGGTTCATTGAATATTGGTTCATCATTGAATTCTACAATAAATTCGCCAACCGCATCAAATGGACAAGGTTGGGGATTATTTTATCCAGATATGGGTATTGTGTTATTAAATCCAGCTGCATTGAGTGCATCGGTTGATGTAAAATTAGCACCAGCATATGGTTCGCAGACCGATGTGTATCACAATAATTCATCAAGCGGGTCTACATATACGGCAAATTCGGGTTCAATAATGTTGTTGAAATCATTAGCAGGTGGTGCGGATTTCCAAGTCCGTAGAACTGAAAATGTATCAACTTCACATTACTTTGTAAGAGCAAATAATAGAGAATTTAATTTTTCAAATAATCCAACATTTGTTGTAACCGGTTCTACTGGAGAATTCATCAATAGTTCATTCAATAGAGACCCTAAAGTGTATATCACAACGGTGGGATTATATGATGATGCAAATGAATTATTAGCAGTAGCAAAAACATCACAGCCCGTTGTAAAATCATTCGATAGAGAAATAGCTATAAAGGTCAAATTAGATTTTTAAAAAAAACTTATAATTGATACATAACCCCCTTTAATGGGGGTTTTTTGTTAATTTGATATTTATATATGATATGTTAAAACAGATACCAAAATCGGATATTAGTATTAGGCCGTTTAAGGCTTATAAGGAATGGAGTTTCGATAATACTTCATTAGAAATAGATACGTTGGAGGCCAATGTATCATCATCTGTATTATCTGGACTATATCCTAAAAATACCATTTATGGTCAATTGCGAGCTCAATTTTATTATGATTCCGGCGATAATCCAATATTGAGAAGTGGATATAAGAGTAACGTATATGATGATTCCACATCAAAAGAAAGATTATTGGATGAATCGGCTAAAATAATATCAATTCCAATTACGTATATAGGAGAAGGAATACAACGAGGTTCATTGGTATTTATCGATGATGTGAATTTGGAAACGGAAGAAATTTATACAGATGATTCATTTGGAAATTTACAAAATGATAATGGGATACGAGTTGGCAATGTATTTTATAATCAAGGGTTAATAGTATTTACCAGAACATTGGAAAACATACTACAATCGCAATGGAAATTGAATTATAAATCAACTAAAACAATTTATGAAAATGAATATTTAATAGTTGTAAATGAAGATGAATTCAATATATCACAAAATCCATCAGCAATTGTTGAAGTTGGAAAAGTTGATGAATATATAACTACAACTGATAATAAAATTTTTAAAACAACGCCAATAACTGGTACAAAATATATTAAAAAATTATCAACACTGGATAATGGAAATATATTAGATTATAGATATAGCGGCTCAATAGGAGCAATTAATGCGGGATTCGAGCACTATGACTTAAGTGGCTCAGTTGACTCAACAGGCTCATTTCTAGCCCCCTACATTACAACCATAGGACTATACGATGATGCCGGAGATTTGGTGGTAGTTGCCAAATTACCAAAGCCAATTAAATCCGAACCACAGATACCTGTAAATTTTATTATTCGTTTTGATACTTAACTTATATTTATATTAAACAAAAAACATTATGGCAACTATTTTAGAATTATACAAAGCAGCTCAGGCATCATTAGGTGTAGATAAAATATCATATGCAGCTGGTGAAAATGCAAAAACTCCATATACTACAAATGATTTGAAAAAAGCAGATGCGCAAGTATTAACTGCCGATAAATTTAAATCTGGAAGAGGTGGAATATTGAGTGAAAAAAAATATTCAGATTATACTAATAAAAATTAAATGGCTAAATTGGTTACAAAACAAATGAAATCCAAATGGGTTGCTGCAAAGTATGGATTTAAATCGGGATTAGAAGAAATAGTTTCGAATCAGATTGCTGGTAATGGTATCGATGTAAAATATGAATCCGAAAAACTCATATATACAATACCTGCCACACAGCATACATATACTCCAGATTTCATATTACCAAACGGAATTATAATAGAAACTAAAGGTAGATTCGTTATAGCCGATAGAAAGAAGCATATTTTAATAAAAGAACAACACCCGGAATTAGATATACGATTCATATTTACCAATTCACGGAATAAATTAAATAAATCTTCAAAAACCACATACGCCGATTGGTGTAATAAAAATGGATTTATATATGCCGATAAATTAATACCACAAGATTGGTTCTAAAATATTTGGAAATATCAAATAGTTTTCGTATATTTGGGGTATGGTAAGTAATAATAATAAGAATAGGGTAACAAATGTCCTTAGTAATTCAATGGGAACATATCTCACATTGAAAGGAAATGAGTTGGCGTTTCATTGTCCATTTTGTAATCATCATAAACCAAAGATGCAAGTCAACATTGACACTCAAAAATGGCATTGCTGGAATTGTAATAGTGGTGGAAAAAAATTAACATCATTACTTCGTAAATTGGATGTAGATTCCAAAACTATAACCATTATTAGAGAAATATACGGTGATAGCGCTTGGTCAACCCAAAAAGATGATTCCGATACGAAAGTATTCATTCAACTTCCAAAAGAATTCATTAGTCTATCCGAAGAGCCAAAGGGATTTAATCCTGAATATAAGCATGCAATGTTCTATCTCAACCAACGAGGTATTGGTATAAAGGAAATCATCAAATATAATATTGGATACTGTAAAGAGGGATTATATTCGAGACGAATATTAATTCCATCGTATGATTCAAGCGGACAACTAAACTACTTCGTATCCCGTTCGTATTATTCAGATGAAAAAATGAGATACAAAAACCCACCAATTAGTAAAAATATAATTGTATTCGATTCTCAAATAAATTGGAATGAACCAATTATTCTATGCGAAGGTGCGTTTGATGCCATAACAATAAAACGAAACGCTATACCATTATTAGGAAAGTTTCCATCTAAACAATTAATGGAAAAAATATTTATGAGTAGAGTTACTGATATTATAATTTCATTAGATAACGATGCAATAAACGATGCACTCAAAGCTGCGGAATATTTCAGAAAGCAAGGAATAAGTGTTAAAATGATGTATTTAAGAGACAAGGATGCGGCTGACATGGGATATGTAAAATTTCACGAAGAATTAAAGGCAAGTAAAGTATTTTCAAGCGAAGAATTATTATTGAATAAAATAAATAGTTTATAAACTAATATAAATCATAACGTATGGGTAAGTTAAAGACCATATTTCATATTGCAGATATACATATCCGTAATGTGCAACGGCATATCGAATATAGACAAGTATTTGAAAAAATGTTTGAAGAAATTCGAAAAAGAGGAACAGATAATTCTATTATATATTTAGCAGGTGATATTGCACACGCTAAATTGGAATTATCACCTGAATTGATTAGGGAAATTGGTTGGTTATTTACAGAATGCTCGAAGCATTGTAGAACAATTCTTATAGCAGGTAATCACGATTGCAATATGAATAATTCAGATAGATTGGATGTGTTAACACCAATTGTCGATGCATTGAATTTGCCAAATTTTCACTATCTAAGAGATACACAAGTACATACCATCGATGATGTCGATTTTGGAGTATTTAGTATTTTTGATAATAAAGATAATTGGCCAAAAGCAAATACTTTATCTGCAAATAAAAAAATTGCACTATTTCACGGGCCGGTTGATAACTCCACTACCGATATTGGATATGTGGTATCTTCCAGACATTTCACAACAGATATGTTTGATGGATATGACCTTGCGTTACTCGGTGATATACATAAACGACAGATTATGATATCGGAGAGCGGGTGCAAGGTAGTATATGCAGGCTCGCTCCTGCAGCAGAATTTTGGCGAAACAGTAGATAAACATGGATTTCTTGTTTGGGATTTAGATTCACTTGAATATGAAGAAGTTGATATTATCAATGAATATGGATACTATACATTGGATGTTGATAATGGCGTAGTTCCAATTGTAACGGATATGCCTAAGAAACCTCGTTTAAGAGTTCGTTTATCCAATACTGATACGTCCGATACAAAGAAAGTAATTACTGAAATTAAAATGAGATATGGTGTTGAAGATTTTACAATTATCAGAACCGATTCATTTAATAAGCAAAAGACAGGAAATCGTTTGTCTAAATTGGACTTTGAAGATGTAGCTGATGTGAATTATCAGAATACATTAATAAGCGATTATGTACAACGTATGATGCCGTTTACAACCAAATCCGATTTGGATGGGTTAGATATTATTAATAGAGATATTAATAGTAGAATTGTGCAGGAAGAAATCCATAGAAACATTCATTGGAAACCAATTAAGTTTACATTTAGTAATATGTTTTCGTATGGAGAAGATAATAAAATTGATTTTTCTAAAGTAAGTGGATTGATGGGATTATTTGCCCCAAACGCAGCGGGTAAATCATCATTATTTGATGCAATTTCATTTTGTTTATTTGATAAGTGTAGTAGAGCATTTAAAGCACAAAATATATTAAATAATCGTAAGAGTGAGTTTGAGTGCCAATTACACTTCCAAGTAGATGGAATCGATTTCCATATTAAGAGAACGGCAAAAACCATTAATAAGGGGAAGAATGTAAAGGTAGATGTGCAATTTTGGAAAGAAGAGAGTGGAATTACAACTTCTTTAAATGGTACGGAACGTAGAGATACTAATGTGGTAATTGAGCAATATGTTGGTAAGTATGAAGATTTTGTATTAACGGCATTATCGTTGCAAGGTAATAATTCTATATTCATCGATAAATCCCAATCAGAACGTAAAGATTTATTAGCTCAATTTATGGGGTTAAATATATTTGATAAATTGTATGAAACCGCTATTGAGGATAATAAGGAAGTATCGGTATTGATTAAGAATTTTAAGAAAACCGATTTTACATCCGAATTGGCTGAAAAAGGATTAGAAAAGCAAACTAAAAAATCCGAATTAAGAGGTTTGGAAAAAGCCTTAGAAAGTAGAACAATAGATGTAACCGATTTATCTGATAAAATATTGGGATTAACAAAAGAGTTAGTGCCGGTAGATGGTAATTTGGATTTAGAAAC